TATATAAAAACGTATAATATTTTCCCCGATCAGGTACAGGTGTTACTGTATATTGCAATGCATCCATGATCAACAACATGCGATCTTCTACGTCTTGTTCTGCATTGATTTTATCTTTAATCGGACTAATCCTATCATTACCCAGAATAGGATCATCACCCTTTCCAATTAGATCCGCAAGGTCTTGTTCTGCTTTTCTTTGTTTTAGAGTCTTTCTTGGCATTACTTGATACCTAGATCTTTTTCTGTCATGATCTTGAATTCATAATTTCTATCATCACAGAACTCTTGTGCCGCTTTCCACTTTGCTTGATTAACTGCCCAGGTCTTAACTTTGTATGCCCATTGTTTCGTCCTCCTTTTAGGATTCTGTTCAGGCATTTCCACTTCTCTTTGTGGTTTGACTTCAATCACCATCGATCTTTTTTTACCAAACTTATCAGTGTATCGAACAAAGAAGTCTGGATAGTATCGGTGAACTTTATTATCAATAGGAGAGATGTATGGAATACAGAACTCCTCGGACTGCCACTGGTTTACATTCTCGTTGAGATCACAGTATCTCATGAACTTTCGTTCCCACAGAGAACGATAAACAATATTTGCTGGGTCACCTTTATACTTTCGGGGATTCTCTGGTCGATATTTTCCCTTATAACTCATATACATAGTATAGATCCTCAAAAAATATTTATAGTGGCGGAAAATCTGTACAGATATAGGGTTGATCCTCTTCACATTAGGATGACAGAGGGCAAATCGTCTGCAGCTCAGGGTAACATCGGCGGTGTTATGGATTACCTGGGCGAGATTGCCATGTCCAGTCAATTCAAACTAAATTTATTTTTGAGTGGTACTGGAACAGATGATGCTGATAATGATTTAAATCAGTGGTTTAGAGAATGTGGAATATTTGGAGACAATGCTAACGATCAAGCACTGAAGTATGATCTACTGTGTCATCAAGCTCAGTTGCCAGGAACTCAGTTTGATCTAGCAACAGAAAAGGGTGGATTTCAAGGAGTTACTGAGACATTTGCAAGAGCTAGACAGTTTACTCAATTTGCAGTTTCATTCTATGTTGATAGTGAGTATAATGTTATTAGACTATTTGAAGAGTGGATGAATTTTATCAATCCACTTGTTACTACTAGAGGAAAAACTATTAATGGTAGTCCTGCAGGAAGTTTATTCAGACAGGAAGCCCAGGGTAGTCAAGCCTATTTGAGAATGAGATATCCAGAAGATTACAAGAGAAATATTACTATTACTAAGTTTGAAAGAAATGCTGGATTTCATTTGGGTAAGAATAGTATATACCCATATGAACAACAAAGTAGACAGTTGACTTATCAGTTTGTTAATGCATTCCCCATTCAAGTTGCTGCAGTTAATTTGAATTATGGTGGAAGTGAAATTGCAAAAGTTGATGTTGTCTTTAACTATGATAGATACACTACCATGAAACATGATCCTGGTAGACAAGTTTCAGTACCACGGAACTTGAGTTTAGAAAGTTTTACACAACTTCAGGGACAACCAGGATTCGCTATTGGAGATTTCTTAGACTCAGATGGTAACCCTCTAGGCGGATCTCAAAATATTGGATAAATAAAATTACTGAGTTGAAATTCTATGCCATTACCTAAGATTGCTGCGCCAACCTATGAGTTGACACTACCCTCTACAGGAAAAAAAGTTAAGTATAGACCTTTTCTGGTCAAAGAAGAAAAGATCTTGATTCTTGCTCTCGAAAGTCAAGATGTAAAACAAATTACCATGGCAATCAAACAAGTATTGTCTGAGTGTATCCAAACTAGGGGTATTAAAGTAGAAGAACTACCTTCTTTTGATATTGAATATCTCTTCTTGAATGTTCGTGGTAAATCGGTTGGAGAAGCGATCGAATTAATTGTTACTTGTCAAGATGATGGTGAGACAGAAGTACCTGTCAAAATTTATGTTGACCAAGTAGATGTTCAGTTTGAGGAAGGTCATTCCCCAGAGATTAAGTTGGACGATTCCGTTGTATTGAAAATGAAGTATCCATCACTGGATCAATTCATTAAAAACAATTTTGATTTTAATGAACAAGAATCAATCAGTACTATTGAAAGATCATTTGAAATTATTGCGGAGTGCATCGATACTATCTTTACTGAAGAAGATGCCTGGTCTGCTAAAGACTGTACCAAGAAAGAACTGTTAGAGTTTATTGAAGGGATGAATTCTTCTCAGTTTAAGATGGTTGAAAAGTTCTTTGAAACTATGCCAAAACTGAGTCACACCTTTACAGTCAAGAATCCTAAGACCAAGAAAGAAAATACTGTAACGCTGGAGGGGTTAACGAGTTTTTTCGGTTGATAATGTCTCATGTTAATCTTGAGGCATATTTTAGAATCAACTTCGCTTTGATGCAGTTCCATAAATATAGCTTGACTGAGATCGAAAACATGATGCCTTGGGAAAGAGACATTTATCTTGCCCTATTGAGAGCTCACATTGAAGAAGAAAACCTAAAGGCACAACAAGCTAATGGCGGTTAGTAACTTACCAAATCTAAGTGTAGCAGCTCCCAGATCTGCTGGAAAAATATCTCCACAGAGTATATCTGGAGGTCAGACCTTAGGTTCTGGTGTAGTTGAAAGTGCCGCTAATAATATTGCAGGATTTAAGAGATCAGGAACATCTACTGTAGCGCCAAGAGTTCCAAACATTGCAGCTCTTCTTCAAACTATTTCTTCTAATATTATCAGTAATGTAGAAAATATCGCTGGTGGTGTTAAGAATGTAATTCAAGGTGGAATTACTAATGTAACAAACGTATTTGGTAGAAAAGAGGCTGAGGAAGATCCAAATAAAATAATGTCGGAGTTCTTAGGACTCTATCAAAAGGCATTAGATTATATCAAATTCTTTGCAGATCCTAAACAAATTCAAGGATTTGATAAAGCGATTAAATTATATCAAGATAGTTTAAAATCTACAGGAGACACTGTAGTTACTATCAGGAAGTTCGTCAAAAAGATGATCAAAGACTTCCTGAAGTTAAAGAATGAACTTGCCAACATGGGAGGTGGTGGTTTTCAATTACCACGATTACCTTTACCAGGAAGAGTACAACAACGTCAACCTAGTAGACCTAGACCTAGAACTAGGATGCCTAGGGGTAGAGGTGGTAAGTTAGGTCTGGGATTATTGGGTCTAGGTCTACTTGGTGGTGGATTGGCTGCTGGTAGTAGATTTATCGGTGGAAATGAGGAAAAACAACAAACATCGGAAGGAATAAGTCAAGAACTCATTACAAAATTTGATGGTATTTTAGATAAATTTGACGAGGCTCTTTCCTCTTTAGAATCATTAACTGCTTCTGCCGCTAGTGGTGAGGGTGATCCTAAAGAAGTTAAACCTGGAGATGGAAAGGATGGAGAAGATGATGATGGTCGTGCAGGTAGTTATAAGATTGATCCATCAAGATTTGGAGATGGTGTATATGGTACAGGATTAGTAACAGGACCTAAAGGTCAAATTGGTGTTGGTGATGAGTATCATCTCGACACTAAATTTTCTAAGGACACGTCATTAGAAGATCGTATTAAACTATTGGATCAACTTGCTAAGGGATATGCTGCTAGAGGAAGAGAAATAGAATTTTCTAATGCTGCAGTCGCTGGCACTGTATATGATCCTAGTGCCTCCATGGAAGAAAAAACTGCATTACTCAAAAAAGTACATGCTGCTCATAGTCATTCCTCACATGCAGATTATGACAGTATTGATTACTATATTCCTGAAATTTCTGATGAAAAAGGTAGACATGGAAAAAGTGCAGAGGGTGCTGAAATTTTGATGCCTACTATGGAAGGGGCTAGACTCAACTATGGGCAAAGTAAAGGATATGGTGCATTTGTTGATTTGGTCGATAAAGATGGAAAAATTATTATGATGACTGGACATGGTGATGTCCGAGGAGCCAAATACGGTAATATTGATATAAGCCCACCAAAACCAGCAAAACCATCAGTTGAACCAGTTGAAGAAGTAAAACCAGATCCCAAAGCACAAGAAGTAAGTCTCACTAATCCTGCAGCAACAAATTTCATTCAACAAATACCTGGGTCAAATAATGTTGCAATGGTTCAAGTTCCTAGTGAATCTAAACCACCACAAAGATCTTCAGTACCACCACCAGCAACAACACCATCAACAGTTCAGAATATTGATTTTAATTTGTCTGTAAGTAATCCTGATAATGTAGCAGTGTTTTTAACTCATCAAATGCTTAACGTTGCGGTAGGATAATGTCAGTAAATAATCTAACTCCAAAAGTAAGAAGTAAGGCTAAAAAGGTATTGAATCTCGCGGTCAGATCCAAGAGATCGATGAAACTCAATGAGTTGAACTTTGTTCGCACTTCAACGTTCATTGGAAAAGAAGCTAAGAGAATAAGTAATCCAAGTATTGATAAAAGAAAATTAAAGAAACTTATAAACACCGATTTTTATGCCATTGGAAGTGCAAGTCTAGGTGGAGGAGGGGGAGGTGGTCTTTTAGGATTACTTGGTGATCTTCTCGGTTTTGGAGGAGGAGGAGGTGGTGGTCGTGGACGTGGTGGAAGAGGTGGCCGTCGTGGTGGACCACCATCCAGAAGAGCACAACAAAGATATAGAAGAAGATTTGGAAATAGAGCTGGAAATAGAAGATTTGGCAGAATGCCTCAATTTGGCAGAGGTGGAGGTGTACGTATTCCCAGAGCGGGTGGAGTGCTCGGTGTTGCAATGGCAGGACTTGAGTATGGGGGAAGAGTATCTGAAGGACAAACACAGACACAGGCAATAACAGGAACTGCTGCATCCACTGCGGGTGGTATTGCTGGTGCATATGCAGGCGCAAAAGGTGGTGCTCTATTAGGTGCTGGAATTGGTGCCTTATTTGGTGGTGTGGGTGCTGTTCCTGGTGCTGCTATCGGTGGATTTCTTGGTGGAATTGCTGGTGGATTCGGTGGTTCTATGTTGGCTGGTGGTGCATCGGATAGACTCACTGGTGTTGTTGGTAAAGATAAAGCTAGTGAAGAAGCTGATAAAGAATTAGCAGAAGAAACTAAAGTCAACCCACTTGGATTAACGTTAGATAAATTTGATCAGGTAGTTGATAGATTTGCTAAATTAATCCCGACGATTAATATTGCGAAAGAAGATGAAATTGAGTTACCAGAGATGTTAAGTTTCTCTGGTAGACAAATACCATTTTCAGTGCAAAAACAGGCAAGAGAGGCTCTGGAAAAGTACGAAAAAACTGGAGAAAAACAAGTTATACAAACAGATGAAGGACTTATACAAGTTGGCCCAACTGCAGGAAATCGTCTTGGTATTTTAGGTGGTCCAGACTTAACACCCAAACTATCATTTAATCCAAACTTAACACCAGAATCGTATGAAATAACTGCACGACAATTAGCAGCTGCTCAACTCTTTTTTAATTTACCAGCAACTCTTTCACCAACTGGCGGTCTTAAAAAAGGATCACCCAGGGTTGTAAATTCCCCAGCTGTAAGAAATCCTGTAACAAGACCAGGAGTACCACAAGGTCCAGCAGTACCACCAACAACTACTGTAACGCCACTAACTGAACGATTAGCACCATATCTGAGACCAACACCAGCAACACCCATCAAAAAAACAGTTCCAATAAAAACACCCGTTAAAAGATTGACAGGTAAAGATAATAGAACTGCTGCGGAAACATTTGCTGAAAGAGGTCGAGTTGAAGATAACATGAGTGGTAGAACAGGTGCTTTTGAGCAGAGAGCGAATCAAGATAGACAGAACGTAAAATTTGCTCAAGATGTTTTAGGTAGAAGTCCAAATGAAAGAGGAGAACTTAAAACAGAGGTCATAACATCTCGTGATGGAAGTAAAACAGTGGTCAGGCGACCTGGTGGAGATTTTGTTACTGGTGAAGAATATATGCAGAGACGAATACCGAAAGAATATCCTGAAGGCGTTCCAGAGAAATCACTTCAGGAACTGAATCCTGCTACGAAACCTACTCTACAAGATCAAATTAACCAACAAATTCTTCGTGAGAAACAACAACTCCAGAATCCTGCATATTCATCAATAATTAACAAATTCAAGAAAAGTGTGGGCGATCGAAGTTCTGCTAATATAAAACCAGGATCTCAAGAAATTGCAAGTGCAGATATTGGAAAATCTGGTGGTATAAATTACTATACGAGTTATAATGCACCGAACAATACGACTATTATTATGCAACAGGGTGGAGATCAGATGCCTCCTCAGAGTTCACCACCACAGATGATGGCATCTGCTCCGCCTCCAATGATCTCAGCAGGTCCATCATCTTATGACGTTGCATTAAAAATGCATGGAATATTTCAACTAAACAACTTACAAACTACTTAAGATGTCAGTAGCACTATCAGGATTACAAGTAATAGGTGCAGAAATACTTTCTGCGAATGGAAATCGTGTGGATTTTTCTAGTGGTATCAGGGATATTAACTACTTTGAAGACATCTTATCTCCGTGCTGCACAATGTCTATCACTGTGGATCTTGGAAGTAGAATAGTCAATTCCTTACCAATCCGTGGTGGAGAAAAAGTAGTTATAAAATTAAGAACTGCTAGTGGTGATTTTGATAGAGATGGGGATAAAGCCTTTTATGTCAAAAAGATAGAAAATTATGCTGCTGATGGAATGAAAGAAACCTTCACTATGCAACTTATAAGTAGAGAAGGTCTCACCAATGAAACAACTAGATGTGAAACAAAATATCAAAAACTAACTATAGATCAACATGTAAAATCTATCTTAGATAATGTTCTTAAGACAACTAATTATGAATCTAAGAATATAGAGAAGACATCAAATACTTATAGTTTTATTGGGAATCAGAAGAAACCTTTCTACATTCTAACTTGGTTATTACCTAAAGGTATTCCTGTTGCTGGAAAATCTGGTACAAACGGAGCAAAAGCTACAGGTGTTGCGGGATATTTCTTTTATGAAAATTCTGAGGGTTTTAACTTTAAGAGTATCGAAAAACTTGTCGGAGGTGTAGATAGCACAAATCAACCAGTTGCAGAATATACATATTCCAACTCTATAGAACACAATACACTTGCAGTAGAATATAAAATTTTAGACTATAAATTAGCAAAAAACATTGATCTTATAAGTGCATTGAGAACGGGAATGTATTCAAACGTAACATTTCTCTTCGATCTTTATGAAAACCGAACAGATTACTATGAATATCACCTAAAACAGGAAATACTTGATAAACTGGGGGAGCAGGATGATATAGATGTTCCTGGTGGCTTCGAGGAAGCTGCATCAAGAATTCTAGTCAGAACAGCTGATCGGGGTATCCTAGATACTGGCGATATTGCTGCCGACTCTGGTAGAGATATTGCTGATATGGCAAAATCTTTCTCTAGATATAACTTGCTCTTCACTCAGTCGCTAAATATGGTAGTACCATGTAACATAGGATTGAAGGTAGGTGATGTAATTGCCGCAACGTTTCCAAAAGTTAGTATTTCCGATAAAGCGGAGAAGGACTCACAACAGAGTGGCAAATACCTAATAAAAGGTCTAAGACATCACTTTGAAGCAAACGCGAACGTAACTTACTTAAGTTTAATTCGTGACTCATACGGTCTCACAGATAACTAACAAAAAAAACCATGGAAAACATCGAAGCGCATATCGCGAAGGATAAACAAATCCTTCAAGATCCAACAACCTCGCCTCAACAACGTCGTCACATCGAAGGTGAACTTCACGAACTAGAAGTTTACGCAGAAAACCACAAAGAAGAAATTGCTGCTGGTGATCACCACGATCCATCTCCACTAGAACTATTCTGCGAAATGGAACCAGGTGCGCCAGAGTGTAAAACCCACGACAATTAATTAAATGATTGACGAGTCCATATTAAAATCTAATTTTATAGGCAAAGACGGATTCATTTGGTGGATCGGTCAAGTTGCTCCTGCAGAAGTATGGAGAACTGAAAAGTCCAGAGTCGATACCGAAGTTGGTGAAGGCTGGGCTTATAGATGTAAAGTTAGAATCATTGGGTATCATAGTTTTGACGATGAAAAATTACCCAATGAAGACTTACCATGGGCACATATCCTAACTAGTGCCGATTCGGGTGCTCCTGGGCAGGGTGGTTTTGGTAAGACTCATGGACTCGTCGGTGGAGAATCTGTTTTGGGATTCTTCCTGGATGGAGAAGAGGGACAACAACCAGTTGTTGTCTCTTGTTTCTATAGAACTAAAGCAGTACAAAACCTAAAACAAAAATCACCCTTCAAACCTTTTACAGGTATGGAGGGTACTCTTTCACAAACTTCTATAAGAAAGAAACGCCCCAGTGCTACAACAAACGAAATTCCTACACAGAGGGTAGAATCTGGTCCCGCATTTAACTTTGAAGGAGGCACTGCACTTGATCTACAGGGTAACGTAGATTCCCCCTTTAATGTTTCATTAGCATTTGATAGTTCTAAAATTCCTGGTGCAGTATATAATACACCAGATGATAAACAAGATGAACTATTTGGGGAGACTAATGCAGATCTTGGATTTATCAAACCATTTCATGATGCAGGCCCCATTACTAAACCCAATGGATGTCTAACTGATATTCTTGCACAAATACAATCAGGACTTAATAGTTTCCTTGGATTCATTAACGGTTTAGAAGCAACCGCATTAGGTTATATTGATCCAGTAAGAAACTTAATTGTAGATGTTAGTTCATCTATAGCATCAGTTGCTAGATTAACAATGGGTCTAGTTAGATTCGTTGTTAATGGTATTAGAGAAAATATTGTTAAATTAGTTGGATGTTTATTTGAGGTATTTGCAATCACCATACCTCTACCTCAGTGGTTGCAAATATCTGAGGCAGCAAAACAGATTCTAGACCTCATCTTCTGTTTATTTGAAAAACTCTTTGGTCCAATGGAAGAATTTCTCCAAGGACTCATCAATGAGATGATTGGCGATTCTTTCAATGCTGCTGCTTGTGCAGTCGAAGAGTTTCTTGCTGCAACTATCGGTAAACTTGAAGAGATGATGCAAGATGTTCTTGGGGACATCATGAGCGGTCTTGATTGGTTAGCTGGAGGAATAGGTGAAATTAGTGGATACATCCGTCAGGGTGTTGGTATGATTCAACAGTTACTAAGTTTCTTGAATTGTGATGGTCTACTCTGCAACACACCTGGAACATGGGATCCATTCGGTAAGATTGAATTCCCATCTACAGATGATTGGGCACAGACTCTTGCAAATATTGATATTCTTGGTGGATATGGTGATGAAATAAATGAAGTCGCTGGATTATTATCCTTGTACGGTGGAGATACTCCATTTACTGATTGTAGGAATAGTAATGTAAATCCAACAACTCAAGGGGATGCACCCAGAGTACCACCTGGTCATACGTTTTATAAGTGTATCCCTCCAGAAATTGTCATTTACGGTGAAGGTTCGGGTGCTTCAGCAGTACCAGTCATTGATCCAAACACAGGAAAAGTTCTTACGGTTGTTGTAACGAGTCCTGGATCGGGATACAAGGATGCACCTAAAGTTAAGATTATAGATAATACAAATTACGGAAAGGGTGCAACTGCAAAAGCAAGAGTTACGAATGGATCTGTAAGTGACATCTATGTCACAAATGCTGGTTCTGGATATTGCCCAACAGATCTATCGATAACACTACCTCAACCACCCCCAGATCCAGATCTACCACCAACATGTGAAGATAGTACAGATTGCCCAACAGGATACGTCTGTGTTGATGGATATTGTGTTCCTGGATGTAATGATACGAACGATTGCCCTGCAGGATATACTTGTGTTGATGGGCATTGTGTTCAAACATGTTCAACCGATAAAGATTGCCCGAAAGGATATGTTTGCATTGATGGTCAATGCGTAAGAGATCCAGACGATGATGGTCCAGACGATATAATTATTACTCCAGGACCTTCAGATCCAGGCATCAGCACTATTCCAGTTGGTATTGTTACTGATATTGTTATTGAAAATCCTGGTATTGGATACACTAATGGTGATTATATTCAAATCGGAGATGATTGTTACTACGAACCAATTTTAACTGCAAATGGTTCAATCATTGGTGTTAAAGACATATCACCATGTAATATTCAATTTACAACCACCCCTGAAATTGAAATCATTACAGATACGGGAAGTGGTGCTAATGCATTCCCCGTTACAGAATATCAACCTCAATACATCTTTGATAACCAAGATGTTGGTATCGGAAGTATCAGAACTATTATCGATTGTGTTGGTATCAGAGATCTAGTCTTTGTTGGTTGGGTCAATGGATTCCCATACTATGGACCATATCATGAACATGAAGGTAAGAGAATGGTGGGTCCAGTACATACTAATAGACCACATCCAACAATTTACGACACCAAGGAACAGAGTCTGTTTGCTATGAATGTAACACCAACGCAAGCTGCAAGTGGTGATGCTTCAACTCTGACGCCATTGGCAGGATCCACAACTACTCCAACCATACAGAGTTCCACACCAACTGTAAGTCCCACTCCAGCACCTGCGCCTGCACCTACACCAGATCCAACTCCACCACCATCTAGTCCACCACCATCACCACCACCATCTGGAGGAGGCGGATCTGGAGGCGGTGGGTATGGTTACTAAATAGTAAAAAATTGACTGACGTTCAGTGGCTTTACAACCCAAAGAATTTTACTGTAAATACCAAGGATTTGAATTCAAGTCTGGCGTGGACGGTGGTGATGGCCGTATTATCGACTGGCAAGTAATTACTGATAGTCTTCAGGGCATTAGATTCTGCACTGATGGATCTCATTTTCAACTATGTTATGGAACTAGTTATGAACTTTGCGGTCAGGATGTGGGAAAAGATGAACCTGCAAAGATTATTCGTGCAAAAAATGGAGATATCCATATTGATGCAATGGCTGGAGATATTGTTCTGAAAGGAATGAATATCAGAATTCAAGCTTCAGATCCATCGGGAGAATGTACTATAACTGCTGGTAAACAGATTGCTACAAAAGCTGCAGTCACATCTGTTTCTGGAACCAAAGTAAATATAAATGGAACCCAAGACGTTGGTGTGACTGGATCTACAGTTAATAGTCACGGAAAACTTCAGAATACACAGTCTCAAGCAACTGACGAAAAGCAAGCATCTTTCTTAGGACAGATCATGCAAGCAATTAAAAAATTCAAACAACTCTTAGAATGTGCGGCAGGTTAAATTATGGCTACTCCTATTCTACACGCTGGTGATAAATTTGTAGTCGGTGCTGTTGACACTTCTTTTTTAGATGCATCATCCAGACTCTTACCAGGAACATCTGTTCTAAACGGACCAGTTTACATCGGTATGCCATTTTCTGTTGGTATTGCTCGTGCAAACTGCATGATTGGACCACCAATATTATCACTAGGTAGTCCTGCATCCTTAGAAGTTCTGGGTATTACCAACATCTTTGGTATCTTGAATGTATTCTCAATCAGTACATTCACTGGTCTGACTACAAAACTTGGAACTACAATTAAGAACGCACTGAGTCTTAAGAATGGCATTGATATCGCCAATGCTCTAAAGATTGGTAACACGGTTAAGGTACAGAATGGTGTAGATAACGTCAACGGAGTGTTAAACGTTGCTGGTGTTATTAACTGTGCATGGTTAACTAGTCAAATTGCTGCTGCAGCTGCATCTCCACCAAAAGGGTTTGATATGCATCACCCAACCAAGAAAGGTTGGAGACTAACACATATTTGTATAGAAGGACCAGAGGCTGCGGTATATTATCGTGGTAAACTTAAAGGTAGTAACTACATCGAACTACCTGAATATTGGAAAGGTTTAGTTGACTCAGAAAGTATTACAGTTCAATTAACTCCTATCGGTGTATATCAAGAGTTGTCTTATGAAATTACTGACTGGGGGACTAAAATCAAGGTTCTAAATAATCAAGGTGGCGCAGTAAACTGTAGTTATGTGGTCTTTGGTGAAAGAAAAGATGTTGATAAAATTGTGGTAGAATATGAAGGAAAGATTGAAGACTATCCTGGACGGGATCAACGTTCTATCGTTGGTTATCATTACGATTACAGACAAGGAGTAAACGGATAATGGCATTATCACAATCAGTTGAAGATTCACTTAAAGAAGCAGAACAATCCCTTCGCAACGCATTAGCGTTTGCTGCAAGACAAGAACGTCCCATGGTTTGTAGTGTTATTGCGGAACTTATTTCTAGGATTGAGACTATGAAATCCACAGATTCTATTTTAGATGCACTTGATAGTAAGGAAGAAGTATAATGGCTGCAGATCCTAATGCTATAGAAAAAAGACTTCGTGATCAATCTACTCAGATTAAAGGTCAGGTAGATCAATTAGAAGAATTGCTTGCAATCAAGGATGCGATCCTTGACGAGTATGATGAACTTATCGAAAAAATCGATAAGAAAAATTATCCTATGATTGCGGATATCAATACAAAGATTAAAGCAGTTGCAGATGCATATAAAGCAAGAATTACTGCAGGTTGTCGGAGTGATCTTACCTGGGTTCTTAAATCATCCAGTACAAAGTATTCTAAAGCCTACGGAGGTACAAGAAGTACCCAAACTTGGAAGGTAGAAAAAGATCCTGCACAGAGAGTTCAAATCAATAGATATGGACTTAAGTATTACAGATATCCTAAAGATAGAGATTACGGTTCAAATGTTACGGCAGAAATAGAAGATGCAAGTATTGATCAATTTACTACAGTTCTTGTAATATTTGATTCAGATACTCAATATGAACTAGATGGAACTTCAACTCTGCTTAAGGGTGTTAAAAATGGAGACTTTGTAACTGATAGTTTAGATGACCCTCAAATTTTCATAACAGGAAACTTACCAACTGTTGTTGGTCTAGGAACCACCTCATATCCTGGAATTAGATCGGAGTTTACTGGGTTCTGTACTTCAGTTGATAATAAAATCTACGCCGATGGTGTTCTGGGAAGTGTTCTTGATTATGCTCAAGTTGGAGACTTTATCTATGACTTCTCTGGTAATGGACTATTGCCTGCAAATGGTGTAAAGATTCTTGGTATTGGAACCGTTGATGTTCCATTGAATCTTGATGGCAATACCAATAGTGAGGTAACATCAAAAGTTGCAACAATTGATGGAACTGTGAATGGTACTGCTACTGATGTAACCTTTACCGTGGGTATTGTTTCTACATATCAAGCTGCATTTCTTAGCACAACTCCACAGGTAGCAGGTGTTAATAGTTCTTTCACCTTTATTAGAAATGAAGGAGGAGATATTGAATTTGATTCTGCTGCAAACCCAATTGATCCAGTGAAGATTGGTACTATTCAAGGTACTAGTGATTATGGTAAGGGACATAAATTACTAAGACAAAACAACGGTGATCCTGAAGGAGTTAAAACCTGGAGAGAAGTTCAACAGGATCCAGAACCCGATGTAGGATCTAGTTTTGAAGAGTATTGGGTTGGCGCAGAATCATGGCCTCAGTGGCAACCAAGTGACGGTCAAACCAGAGGACCTGCTATATATGTTGATGAAGGATTTACTGTAGTGGTTAGTACTGGTGGAACTGAAGTTCCTGGACTCAAGACTATGACACCAATACCACCACCAACACCAAATCCAAGTAATAGTGAGTGTAATAACTTGACCTCAGCAATTACTGCTGCAGAGAGTGATATGAATTCAACAATCAGTACAAACACCCCGAAGATCGACTATCTGTTGAAAGGATCTACGACTCTAAGGAATCTTAGATCTGAAGATCAAACTGAGGCATGGTCTTACCTACAGGGAATCGGGTATCAGAATGCCAAAACCAAAGAAAACAGTCTGAATGCCGATGAAATAGCGGATTTCAACTGGGACGAGCTTGACGATTGACCCTGGTCACGTTATAGTATGTGGGTAACGCAATCAAACCTATGTACGTCGAACGCGACACCCTCCGCCACTTCCAAGGTCTCCTGGAAGACACCGCAGAGTATTTCTGTGATGAGAACGTAATGA